AAAGGTCTGATATTGTTGTACCGGACAACGCTACCCTAGTTATTGGGGATGTGATAATTACTCCTAAAGAGTTAAAACTGTGTATGAAGTTGCTGCGTAAAATGGTTATGAATGAGTACCCTGAGGAGTTCATCTAATGGCAGAGATATATGTACCTAGCGAGGTAGCGCTGAAGTTTATTTCGTTTATACGAGCTACTGGTAACGAAGAGTTCAGTTCTCCAGAACTTCATTACAAGATGGCCGATAAACTCTTCAGTTCAGCTAAGGAAGATAAGAATGTACTGGAAGAGTGTTGTCGTGGGGTAGGGAAGCTGCAGACTGCCAGTAGCAGAGTACTTACGCCCAGCGGCTGGACTACTATGGGTGATATACGTCCTGGTGATAAAGTAATAACCAGATCAGGCAAGCCTGCAGACGTTAAGTGGAAAACAGAACCACAACACCCTAAAATGTTTAAGATGCTTTTGACGGACGGTACTGAGCTTAAGGTAGGTGATGAACATCTTAATATCGTAGAAAGAAGAACAAGCTATCTAGACGAGACCACCAACACAAGAAAGTATAGGTGGCAGGAGTTTGTGCTTACTACTGAGGAGCTGAGTAAGAAGCCACTGTTTAACGGAAGACATACCAGGCACACCACAAAAGATAGTAAGGGGTCTTACACCACACGCATTCCTCTAGTATCTGCTCCTGTAGAGTTCTATAAGCAAGAGGTAGATAATGATCCTTACGTTATGGGTCTTATGTTAGCCGACGGATATTTTAACAAAGGTGTTATATCCTTACACGCAGATGACTTGGAGCACACTGTAGATATTCTAACCTCTAGAGGTTATATCCCTAACAGCATATCAAAAACAAGTACTAGTGGTTACAAGATAAACATAGGCAGCAAACGCTGGTCTAAGTATAAAGATTGGGTGTTTGATGATAAACACATACCAGAAGAATTTTTATATAACACCGTGGATGCTAGGCTAGACATCTTAAGAGGCATGATGGATGGGGATGGCAGTTTATCAAGTAATGGTGGTAGCTACTACCACTCTAAGAACTTGCGGCTGGCTGAGGGTGTTAAGGAGCTTGTACAAGGCCTGGGCGGTATAGCCTACATAAAAACCTATGAAAGGCCTAATCATGGTGACGGGAGTCCTGAGTACCGGGTTACCATAAATATGAAACTGTGCCCGTTTGGTATGAAACGTAAAGCAGAGTTATGGAGACCTACAACCAAGCAGTATAAATATGTAGTTAGTATAACTGAGTATGAAGAGTCTGAGGAAGGATACTGCATAGGTGTTAGCAGCGGGTGCGAAAGCTATGTAACAGAGAACTACACAGTTACTCATAACTCTACTGTAGCTGAGTATGCGGTGATCTATGCTGCTGCTATGGGTGAGTGGCCGGGGTTTGGTAAATGTCCCTTCCTGATTTTCCTAGGAGCTTCTGCAGAGGGTAACGTTAAACAGTTCTTTAAGAACGTTGCTAGTAAAATATCCAACTCCCCGTTTTTGTCTCATGTTGTTAGTGTAAAGCGAGTAACCGATAAAGAGATTGAGTTGGTGAATGCTGATGGGGTTGAATTGTTTGTAGCAGGTAAGGGCATGAATGTAAACTGGCGGGGTGCTCGTTCTCCTTCTGGCCATAGGCCCAGCATCCTCCTAGCTGACGACATACTACACAACGACTCTGCTACTTCTGAAACTATACGTAAGACCATTGAAACTAATTGGTTTGCTAGTGCGTTGCCTGCACTGGCCCCCAAACATAAGATAATATACATTGGTACTCCTATCAGTGAGAATGACTTGCTACATAAATTAAAGAATAGTGGTAGCTATAGTGTGGTAAGGTTTCCTTTGTGTGATAGATTCCCTGTACCAAAAGAAGAATATAATAGCGTATGGCCAGACAGGTTTGGTTACGACTATGCGCTAGATATGTATAATCAGTTTAACTCTGCAGGTACTACTCAACTATTCTATCAGGAATATCTATTGCAGGTTACTGACTTAGCTACCCTGCTTGTAGATGAAGATGATATTCAATGGTTTGATCCTACTATTATTAAAAAGAACAAGAATAATTACAACTTCTATATCTCTACTGACTTTGCAACTAGTACCAAGAAGTCGGCTGATTTCTCTACTGTTGGTGTATGGGCTATTTCTAGTAATAACGATTGGTTACTGGTGGATGGTCAATGTAAGCGGCAGACCATGCAAGAGAATATTGATGATTTGTTCCGGTACGTGAAAAAGTGGAACCCCCTTAGTGTAGGTATCGAGAGCTCCGGCCAACAGGGCGGTTTTATATCTATTATGCAAGAAATGATGATTAAACGTAACATATGGTTTACCTTTGCTAAGAAGTCTAATAGTAGAGAGCTGGGGATTAGGCCTCTTGCTGATAAAATGCACAGATTCGTAACTGGGGTTCAGCCTAAGTTTAAACAAAACAAGATATGGCTGCCTAAAACAGAAATCCTTAAGAATAGTAATCCCACCCTAGTTGAACTAGTGGAGGAGCTGCTACACGAGCTTAGCAGGCTTACTCTTGCTGGTGGTGTTAAGGCGCTTACTCATGATGATGCTATCGACTTACTAAACCAGTTATCTGAAATGGAGCTGTTTCAACCGTCTAGTGAGGCAGATATGACGGCTTCTACTGTTACTGATGACGGTTTAATATGGGAATCAGTATGGGAGGATGATTTAGATGAGGTAAGGGGAGGCAGTACTATATTTTAAGTACATGTGGTATAATAGGCGTATCAGTACGTCTATATAATTTACGCAGGAGATTGTGTAATGCACTTATTTCATAGGATTGACACAAGCGTTAATAACCTAGGGCGAGATGCCTGGGGAAGAGACAAGGTTGTGTTGGATAAGAGCCTATTCCATGGCATCAATACTTTTGGTATTGGTAGGGATTACTGGAAAAAACTACTTAATGGTAATGAGGTTTTAGATGGCTCCTTAGATACCTCAATCCGTGATGAGAATGGGGCTACTTTTGTTAAATCTCTGGTTTTGGGTAGCCGCCACGCTTTACAATCTTTACAACATCCTGGATACCAGCCTAATAAGGGTCACTTATTCAGTGATTCCAGCTGGATACCTAACGCGAATAATGGAAGCCTTGGACTCCTAGTGCGTACTACAGAGGATGGAGTAACTACAGACACATTTACACCAATAGGGCAAGTAGGGGGCTCTATTCACACCGTAGGCAGTGATAACTTTGACCTTGTTAAGGGTAATATACATGATATACAAATACAGTGGAGGGGTGTTGGTAATTTCTATACCTACGTAAACCTTATTGGTGTTGCCAATAATGAGGTATTAGGTACTCTTAGTGGCTTGTCTATATCCAATCCTTCTCTCCCTGTTCGCTATGAGGCTATTAAAGGAGGTCATACCCTAGGGGGACTGGTCCGAACAGGTTCTGCAGTGCGCTTAGGCATCGGCACTGAAGAGAATGGAGTAATGCTTGAATATCAGTATCCAGATGACTCTGATGCGCTGTTGTATTTCGGTTGCTGTGATGTGACAAGTGAAGGAGGTTCTAGTGAGGTGCAAGTATTAGGAACCGTTACCGCTTTAAAGCATGTCACTACAGACGCTAACGATAGTTCACAAGACGCCGATATGCATGCTGTACTAACCTTTAGGGTGCCAGAACAAAAAACTATGAATGGTACTTCTGGTCCTTACTCTGCTTATAATACTAGAGATGTACATATTAAAGATATTGACTTCAAAGCTAATGATGAAGGTACATTCTACCTATTCCGTACAAGAGACCCTTCTAATATTGTTGCTGCCCAGTGGGATACAAATTGGTCAGGTGATGTAGAATATGCTGTCGGTGATACCTCCGCACCAAACACAATAACCGAGTTCCTTCCTAGTAACATGGACAGGATGTTTGTGTGGGGTGTAGAGGTAGACCAAGGCAGACATATTGATATGCACTTAGAGGCTCCGGTTTTAGCTACTAGTGGCGACTACTACTTGCTAGCATTTAAATCCTCTCAAGGGGTTGTTTCTGGTGATGAAGTAGAGGCCAGCTTTTCCTTGGGGGTTGAAAAATAACTAGTGGATACAATATTTATAGGGTCAGACCCTACACAAATAGAACTGCCTTGTACAAATGTCGTTGAGGTAGTTATACCTTACAGGATTACCAGCAGACCTGTAGGAGAGGTTGACTATACTTTAGTTGTTGATAACACTGACAGTATTTCCCTAATCATTGACCCCGATTGTTGACTTGTGGTATGCCCTATAGTATAATTGTTAATATATTGTAGCCTTTTTCTGGAAGCAAAAAATGAGTAAGATGAGCGTTAAACAGGGGGAAAGTACAGACCTCTTTAACATTACAGTTGAAGGCTTAACGGACTATACTGATTATTATAGTGAACTGACTGTACTAGCTGCAGATACAGATGCTCCTGTTCTTGGTCCGCTTACTATTTACCCCTCCGCCAGTAACAAGTTCCCTGTCTCTTTGTCCCCTGCACAGACAGCAGGACTGCCTGTAGGCAATTATACTGTCGTATTAATAGTGGTTAAAGACGTAGAAGGGGTTATTGAGTTTCGAAAGGAGACATCATGGTCTCTTAAAGTTAGCGCGTCGTTACTTGCCTAAGGAATTAAAATGAGAGTTCAAGATGTTGTAGATATGGCAAGGTATAGTGAGGCAGCAGGCACTTCTATTAAGGATAATGTAGAAGCTATTGTATTATTCCTTAATGCGGGGCTAATTGAGCTTTACAAAAGATTCCCCCTAGTTACTAAGGAACATATAGTAAATCTAGTAGAAGGTACTACTATGTACGACCTTCCTTCTGACTACATGTATGCAATATCTGCATACGAAGAGGTGGCTATTACTCAAGAAGGCCTAGTTGCAGAAATCCCTATTAACGACGAGCACAACGACAGAAGTATATTTTTTCCTAACCATAAGCAAGTACAAATCCCCTTAGTCGACAGTAATTCGTATATATCTATTATTTACGTGGCTAAGCCTAAGTTTTATGACCCTGATGATCTTTCCGATGAGCTAGAACTTCCTGATACTCTTATTGAGCCGCTATTGCATTATATCGGCTATAAAGCACACCTAGGTGTTCGTAGTGACGGACAGTCGGAAAACAATGCACACTTTACACGGTTTGAGCGTAGTTGTGATAAGGCTCGTACCTTAGGGGTAGCCCATTCAATTGATTCGCTAAGTATGGCCGAACGAATATTTAATAGAGGATTTGCATAATGGCTCGCCGCATAAGCTCCCTAGATAAGATAACAGTTGGGATATCCCGAGATATTGCCAGTCAATATGATAATGTTAAGCTTGTTGCGGAAAATATAGACGCCATCCTAGCCGCAAAGGATGGTGCCGATAAACTATTAGAAGTTCCTGAAAATGTTATAATCGGCCGTACTTCTCCGGGTGTTGGTGATAGTCAATACTTAACTCCTGCCCAGACAAGAACTCTTCTTAACATTGAGGACGGGGCTACCGCAGACCAGACGGGTGCTGAAATAGTAAGTACTATTGATACTGAGCTAGGTGGTGCTACTTGGCGGGTAGGGGAGACCAACCTTACTATCGGTGCTACCACTACCACCACAGTTGATATAGACAGCGACACAGGTACTAATGCTACGATTCCTCAGGCAGTTGCTAGTGTCTCTGCTGGACTGTTGAATGCCTCTGACAAGGCTAAGCTAGATGGTATAGAGGCGGGAGCTACTGGGGATCAGACCGGTGCAGAGATAAAATTAGTTTATGAAGCTGAGGCCGATACTAACGCGTTTACAGACGCAGAGAAGTCTAAGCTAGGGGCTATTGAAGCTAATGCTAAGGATGATCAGGTTGCGTCTGAGGTACCATTCACATCTACAGGAACAGTTGCTGCTACTAACGTTCAAGCTGCTATTGCAGAACTTGGTACAGAAAAGGCGGCTCTCACAGGAGCCACCTTTACCGGTGACGTTACTGTACCTAATCTTATTACTACTGGCACTGTAGACGGTAGAGACGTGTCTACAGATGGGGGTAAGTTGGATGGTATTGAGGTGGGGGCAACGGCTGATCAGACCGGTTCAGAAATTAAAACTCTCTATGAAGCAGAAGCTGACACCAATGCATATACAGACGCAGAAAAGAGTAAATTAGCAGGTATAGAGGTGGGTGCAACACAAGACCAATCTGCTGCTGAAGTTGAGTACAGTAATACCACTAGTGGCCGTACTTCTACAGATGTACAAGGTATAGCTGACGAACTAGCGGAAGAGGTTGATCAGATTGTGGGGTCTATTACTGTAGCGCCCGCCGCGGACTCTGTTCCGCGAGCGGATTCCAGTGGCCTCATCACCCCCCAATGGATAGACCCCAACAAATACCCCACCCTAGTTCTAGATTTTGCTACCGGTAATGGTAGATTTGAGAAACCTTGTGTTACCCGTTTTCAGTCTTATGCTATTCAAGATAACGCCGGTTTTGACAGCATCGTGACTTTCACCCGTGCCACCACCGGCACCTATTACGACGCCAACGGGGTGCTGCAGACAGCCGCGATTGACGAGCCCCGCTTTGACCATGACCCTGCGACGGGGGAGCAGAAGGGGTTGTTGATCGAGGAGGGTCGGACGAATCTACTGACGCATTCGGAGGCGTTTGATAACGCCGTTTGGAGTAAAGATTCTTCATCGATTACGCCAAATGCTGCAGTATCACCTACTGGCGAGCAGCTCGGCGACAAAATAGTCGAGGATGCTGGTGCAGGTACTCACGGTGTTGGGATGGCAAAAACACTTACGGCTAACACCGTGTACACCATGAGCTTTTATGTCAAAGCTGCTGAGCGGACATGGGTGACGGTTGGTACGCGGAACACATCGAATTGGGCTGCGTCCGTGTTCGTTAGTTTCAACCTTGTAGCGCTTACCGCAAATTCCAGCGCGGGGGCTATTGTGGATGTCGGTAACGGCTGGCGGAGGGTGTCTGTTACAGCGCTATTCGGCGCAGCCGACGCAGCGGGGGGGTGCTCAATATATACTAATAACGGGTCGAGCAGCAGCTATACCGGCGACGGTACATCGGGCCTCTACGTATGGGGCGCTCAACTAGAAGTCGGCTCCTTCCCCACCTCCTACATCCCCACCACGTCGGCGGAGGTTACTCGGGCTCTTGATGATACAAGCGTCGCAGCGCCATCGCCGTGGTTAAATCGGGAGCGGGGTACGTTTTTTACACACTGCGACATAATCGGAACTGATGGGCAATCAATCCTGCTCGCGCTAGGGGATAGCGGTAGTTTTGCCAACAACCGTTATCAGCTGGATATATTGTCATCCGGTCCGGTTGCTCGGTTCGTGGCTACAAGCCTTTTTGGAGTCGTGTGCGTTTTCCAAAAACAAATTCCCAGTGCATCGGGCGCATTCAAAATCGCTGCTAGCTGGGATCGACAAATAGGTCAGGTTGTTCTGGCGTTCAATGGAACCTCAATCACTGGAACCACTGAAATCCTCGGCATCCCAAACACACTGACCGTCGGAAAGCGGGTGGGGGCGACATCCAGTATGGCCAGCGGCTGGTCCAAAGTACCGGAATACTACCCCTTCGCCATGACCCAAGCCGAACTGGAGGCGCTCACATCATGATCGACGTAATCACCTACTGCCCAGACCTCGACGCCCTGCGTGCTGAACTGCTCGCCGGCGACTCCCCTTACGTGGACGAAGAGGGCCGCTTCAATGTCCCCATGACCCCGGTACGCTACAACGGCAGCGAGTCCATCGCGTTGCTGCGGGTCACCGACTTGGCGCTTGTGGAGGCGGTTAACGGCCTGACAGTGCTGGCCTCTGCGCCATCAGGAGGTACTTCAGCATTTATGGCCTTGTTTAGGGACCCAGAGGCTACAGCTATTTATGATAGGGTCTATGACCAAACTCCTGTAACTTACGTAGACGAAAGTGGAGAAGAGTATACAGCCACTCCTCCCCGCATATTTGGGGTGTTTGCATGAAGTTTTCACAAAATATTGATTGGCTATGGCACATTGTAGAAATGTTAGTAATGGCAGCCGTTTTTGGTTGCTTATACTATTTGATAGGCGGTAATATTACTTTTGCGGCTATAACAGGATTGGCCTTTGGTATTGGACATTTTCATGGTCGTGAAAAGCGTGACTGCGAAGTCAAGTTTAATATACCTTCCCCGCACCTAAGGTCTTATTGGTTTGGTATATGGAATAACGATCAACTAACTGATTTCTTTGTTCCTGCCTTGGTTGGATTGGCTATAATTTGGAGTTTGTCATAATGGGTTATTCCTATAGTAAAAATACCTTAACAGGTAATGTTCTTCTAGAAGGGACTCTTGGTGGTCGCGACATCTCTGCTGATGGTGCCGCACTAGACCAAGTGATACAAGATGTAAGTGAAATAGATCCTGTTCTAGCTACACTAGATAAATCATTCTTAGAGAATGAAGAGGCTACCATTACTCTTGTATCCCCGGCTATAAGTCCCAGTGTTGCGGTTACAAAAGAGGTTGCGCAGACTGGCGTGACGAGCAACCGCTGGAACGTTGGGTTTAACGACGCCTATTATGACCAGCAGGACCTGGCCGGCAACGACACCCTAACACCTGACGGTACCACCGGAACAATCACCCTATCGCTCGGCGTCGGCTCTTTCGTTACTGCCGATTTGGGAGCGCGCTACGACTTAAACGGCGGTAGCTGCGTTTTAATCGATACGGCTGGGGTCGCTTCGGTTATCTCGGACCTAACCGACACCAGCACGGCTGCGTCCGGGGAATGGCAAAAGTACGGCACCAAAACGAGCGCCGACGGGCTTGGGCTAGAGGTCAGCAGCGTGGCGACTGGCCCCTTTTCGCTGTCGGAGATATTCGACACCGGCGATACGCTCTCCGGGCTGTCGGTTAACGCGATGGACATCTACATGCGCCCAGATGGACTGGCGTTTTTCGTCCTTGTAGAATCGGCTCGTGTCGAGGAGTATACGATTTCTGTCGCGTTCGACGTTACCACGGCGAGTCTGTCCGGCAACACTTTTTCCGTCCCTGTTGGCTGCCGGGGTATAGATTTCAAAAGGGACGGGACTGTGATGTACTTATGCGACGCCGACGCCGAGGAGGTCCTAGCGTACGCCTTGTCTCCGGCTTGGGACATTACCAGCGCTTCGCTTAGCAGTACCGCCAACGTGTGGGCCAACTCCGTCAACTCGCTAAACCTCGCCTTGGCCAACGACGGGACCAAGCTATACGTTATAAACGGCCTCCAGCTTGCGGAGTACGACCTGTCGACGCCGTACAGCTTTTCGAGCGTGGCGCACGTTCGCAATAACGGCGCGATAGCTACGAACACCCCGCGAGGCTTGTATGTCGACAACTCGGGGGCGTTCCTGCTAATGATCCGCGAGGACGCCGACTCTATATACCGCTACGACTTCGGAACCGCTTTCGACATATCGACGCTTAGCTTGGTTGACTCGTATTCGGTCGCGGCCGACGGTCTGACTAGCCCAGCCGGTTTAGCTGTACATCCTGACGGCTACTACGTTTATATTCTCGACCACCCCAGCGGCGACCTGCCCTCTGTAACCGAGTTTCAGACTCAGTCGATTGTCAGGTTTATTAACACCCGCGTAACTGCGACCACAAAAGCCTCCTCGCAGATCGATACAGACTACTGGACGGACCTCAACGCGCTAACGATAGACGACGCGCTAAACTCACAGACCGCGCTTTATTCGTTTAGTACCGACGGGGGCGCTACCTGGTTTGTCAGTGACGCGACCGGAGCGACTCGAAACATAGCGCGCGACAATGCGGGGGCTTGGGAGGTAAACACTAACGCGACCTTCGGTGCCGAGACCTGGGCGGCCGCTGCTACCAACTCCAAGCAGGCGGCGATAAGCGAGGCGACCGAAACCGTCGCAGCCAATCAGATGACGTCCGCAACCGTAAACGCTTTGACCGACGGCCAGTTGTTCGCCCTGGGGGTTACGCTTGACCTAGCGGTTACATTGGAGTCCGGCACGTCAACTTTTCAGCCGGTCTATAACGGCGCGACGCTCGATTACGACGCGAACGTCTTAAACGAGGGCGCTATCCTCGGAACCGATTATGACTATGACCAACCTGAAACAGACAAAGTTCGGATTAAATCCCTTAAAACACAGAACCTTAAAGTGAGGGTTGTATAATGGTAAGACGTACAGATCAAGAAATATTAGATGACATAGCTAAGCCTGCAGCAGTACGCATACTGTACAGTAAATGTGACAAGCTGTTAAAACAGCTAGCCGCGCCTTACCCTCAGTCTGAAGTGGATACATGGGCATTCCAGTTAAAGGAGGCACAAGCTTACGTAGCAGATCCTACAGTGCCTACCCCTTTTATCGACTCCGCCCTTAAGGATGGCGAAGACAAGGCTTCTTATGCTCTTTTAATAGTCAACAACAATAACACGTATTCTACCTACGCAGGCGGTATTGTAAAAGTACGAAGGCAGTTTGAAGAGCAGATCGCTGCTGCCACTAATATCGCAGAAGTAGAGGCAATTAAAGATGCAATCGAAACAATTTAAGGTCTTTACTGTAAACGGGTGTGGTCCTGCGTTTCTCCCTGTTTGGGTTAAGAAACTACTCTTTAATTGGTTTTTTGAGGCATCTTGTAATAAGCACGATGAAGGGTATGCAGAAGGAGGATCTGAGCTTAGGAGATGGGAGTGCGATTTCAAATTTTTCCGCGCTATGGTAAGAGATGCGTCTAAACTAGCACCTCCCATGATTCCTTTAGCGCTAGTGGAGGCTGCGGTATTCTA